ATTCTGCTAACTTGTTTTTTGCCCTCATCTCTGCCTGTTTCTGAACTCGTTTTTCATCGCGTGCTGTCAGGAGTCTAACAGTGACTTCTTGTCCTGATGCGGGTAATTGTGCTGCAAACTGACCATCCTGGTTCAACTCAAAAGGGGTACTCTCAGATTCGTCTGCTATAAAGTACTTATTGTAATCTGAAAGATCAAACTCATGGTCAACTTCGGTACCACAAGACTGGCAATTAATCTTAACCTCGTATTCTGGTCCATATCCTGTGATTCTGGCAGCAATCATAATTGCTGACTTGTCACCAATCAAAAGGTCGTCAACATTGATGTTTTGATTAACCAAAATACCTTGAATGAATTTGTCTAATGCCATACCCTTGTTTAGAAGTGTCTGGGAGGTAAGAACATCCTCATCTCTAGCAGTCATGAAACGAATCTCTACTACTTCTTGATTGTGTAAAGGGTGCCCTTGGGGATAAAAACGTCCGCCTGACGGTAGGTCAACAAACTCTGTATTTGCTGTGCGGCGGACTGTTTCTTGTGGTTGAGGCGCTGATTGCGCCTGGGGTTCATCTACCGTCTGAACCCTTGAAGAATTTCTGCTCATATAACCTCTCTTTTAACTAAATTATAAACTAAAAATAAATGTTTTTTTCATTAAACACCAGGCGCTCTATTGTTTCTATTTGTCACCTGCGTGTTTGCGAAACCACTTGATCTCTGAAGATCCTTGCTTGGCGTAACCTTAGTCTCAAGGTCTGCCCAATCGTATCTTACAGAAAGTTCAACGTTTACTAACTCATCTGACTCATAGTCCAAGTCACCAAAGTTAACAGACTTAATCCAGGGATTGTACAAAGACCATGTCTCAATAGGAGCACCGTCTTCATCGATCATGTGAATGAACATACGCCCACCGACAGCATCAACTGCTCTCTTCTTGGAGAAAGTAACTACGTTACTTGCTTTACCTCGACCTTGTGGGTCGTTCAAGAAGTTATGTGGAGCAACATATCCCGAGTTCTCGATCAACTGAAGCATTGTGTGCGATGCATCTGGATCGACTGGGTCGACTAGTGTAATACTAACCTCATCCCACTCTAATCTTCCTGGGTAGTAAAACTTGTAGTTAATAAAACTATGTTCTGATTCAGATATCGTAAAGTTTGGTTTCCCAGTTGTCTTTACAATCCACTGTGGAACGCCATTGAACGATAACAAAAATCTATATTTTCTTTTTGGTTCGATTGCTGCATCTGACCAAAACTTTTGAGTTGTCATATAATAAATCCTCCTAACACTATTAAGTAGTGTCTAGTTTTTTTTAATCTTCGAATGATGCACCAGTATTCGTGATCACAAAGTCAATAGCAATAAACTCGATTGCTCTTGCTGGTTTCAAGAAGATCTTAGCATACATAATGTTTCTGTCAATCAAATCTGGTGTTGTTGTTGTGTCGTCGAGAATAACTCTAAAGTCCGACAATCCAAATCTAGATTTAACGCTGTCCAAAAATGGTTCAACTTGACCACGGAACCTGTCCCACGTTGCTTGAACGTTCTGATCGAAAAGAAGTCTAGCGGCAATTCTAGAGATTTCTTTCTTCACGAAGATCATCAAGCGACGTACATTAATTCTGTCAAGCGCTGATGGTGTGACTTGTAGGGTCTTCTGACCGAACACCACAATACCCTCTGCTGGGAATTGCGCAATCGGGTTAATGTTTGCTTCATAAAGCGTATCTCTCTCTTTCGAAGACACTCTCTGTGATACAGCAATAACTGGAACGCCTGCTGCGCCATCGGACAATCCACCTCTAGTGAAACCTGCCGGAGCAAACCAAAGTTCAGACTCTCTTTCAGTGCTGCCGAATGTTCCGAGTGCTGCAACTGAAGGTGGCACCCAAACCTGAGAGTCGCTGATTTGATCAACAATCTTAACCCAAGGATAGAAAGCACAAGCATAACTAGTGTTGAGTCCTCTGCTCTCCAAACTAGTAACAGCAGCATTTACCTTAGAGTTCTGAACGTTTGTCTTAAAATCGTCCTTATTCTCTGTGCTAGGAATATATCCACCTTTCTGAATGTCGATGATTGCGAGAGCATCTGCTCTTTCTTCGCAAACTCTGATTGCCTGGTTTGTTACTCTAGTGTTAGTGATACCAGGAAGTGTCAAAACATTCATTTCAATCTCTTCTGGGTCTGCAACTGCGTCTATCGCTCTCTTGAGTGAGGCAATCTCGTAACTAGTTGTTTCGTCTTTACCTTCCATTTTGGCGTTTCTAAACGCTTCTTTCTCAGTTACATCAAGTCCATCAAACCCACCGAAAACAGGCATTGTGAACTTAGCAAATCCAGACTTCACAAGTTCTGTAATGCCTGTGTGCCCTGCAGTATAAGACTTATCAGCGCGTCTTGCTCCTGCAGCATAGACTGCGGTGCCTACAAGGTCCGATGTTATGTGCCCCTGAGACAATCCAAGATGTCTCTTTACTGATCCAGTTTTGTGCACCAAAATTAAGTCGTCAAGAGTAAATCTGAAAGAAACTTCTGACTTATCTGCCACAGGATTCGAATCTATATCAGACACGTAAGTGTTACCTAGACGACGAACAACATCAACATAAGAAGGATCGAACCTGGTATCAGTCGGTGTCCTGTAAGTAGAAACTCCGAAGAATGAGTCTTTAGCATTAGACAATCCTTCTGCAGATGCCGTCAATCGAAGTGGTAAAGTTGGATAAATTAAAGACGCTGTTGAATTTATCGGGAAACCGAACAATCCGTGCTTGGCGATCGAAGTAGACGTGCCAAAAGGTTTAAAACTCAGTGTTGATGAGTCAAAGTCTGCGACAGGATCTGCTAATCCCTGCATTTTTGGTGATATATATCCGTTTTCAGTAACTGCGGTACCGAAGTCTACTGTTGTGGACTTGTATCTAATCGGACCTTCAAACCCAAACGGTAACAACTGAGTATCTGTCACGCCTGCATCGACATCCTGATCCATCTTAACTCTGAAAAACTTAGATTGATTAGCATGATTACCATATAATCTATATCGCTTATCTGCTTCGTCCCACTCTCTATACTGATCGCCGATCTTAGCGCCGATGTAGTTCTTTGAGTTTGGATTAAGATTACATCCAGAGAATCTTTCAAGGACGACTGGTCTTGCATCGTTGTCCGTCACCTGTCTAATTAAAACAGTGAATGTGCCATATGGACGAGCGTCTGTCCCAACTTTGAGATCAGTGATAGATATCTTTAAATCTTTTGTATGCGAACCACCATCAGATATACCAACAAACTTAAACAGTTTTTGCATGTCTGACACAACAAATGAAGATGGGTCTGAGTTCGTGTCTTGTGAAAAGACCCAACCAGTCACAGAATCTCTCGATGATTCTCTGCGATCATGAAATGGTACAGTTTCCTTCAAAAGCGGTACAACTGCAGCGCAAAGAGAAGCGTCGCCAGACAAAGCACCTTTATGAAGACCTTCAGCAACGCTCTCGATATCAGCAAGACCATGATTATCTTTAACAAATCTGTCAAAAGTTTCACCTAACCAATACTTTTTCAAACCTGCGGTCTGAGTGATCCCACTATTAGTAAGTGTTGGGTTAGTGTTGAACACCTTTCTAATATACTTATCAGAATCTCTATCAAAGTTAAAAGTAACTTTGTTAAAAGTTGTGTTCGTGCCCTTATCGTAAAGGTGAGCAACAAACTCCATCTTTGATGGGTCTGATGACTTTATAATAACATGTGATCCAGTAACTCCCTGATTCATACCTGGACCAGCAGAAGCAGGTGATGCTGCCCTGTCGACACCGGCAGGATCAAGGTGCGCAACAGCACCCGACAAGTTTATTGCGCCTTGCTGGAAATACCAAACTGCCGCCAAGGTGCCTGTTATGTTTGTTTGTGTTCTTGCTGCGTTTCCGTTGCCTTTCCAGGTGCTTCGAGAATCAACACCACCAGTGGAAAATAAATATAAACCATAAGCAGAGGACTTGGTGGCAGTCTGAGGTTCAGAACCGTCATTTGATGTGCCAGCAAGAGTGAATCCCGCTTCGCCGCCTGAAGTTGCTTGTGGGTCTTGTGTACCCAAAAGTCGAACAACGTTGACTGGTCCACTATTTCTTAGAAATGCCTGTGCTGCGTATGCTGCATAAGTTGGAGCGGTATAGTTACCATCTCTCCAAACATCACCCCCCTCTCCTCCTGGGATTGGGTTGCCGAAAACCTCAACGAATTGTGCCATCGACTCAACGGTCAATGGAATCATGCCAGGACCTTTTTCTAAACGACCTATGATCGTTGGACCTACTGCGTTTGGTGCCTTTGGTAACTGAGAATTATCGATCTCATTAAGAAATACACCGGGTGATACAAATTTAAACTTTTTTACAGACATACTGGAAATCTCCTTGTTAACTAAAGTTAAGAATAATATAT